AAAGAGGACCAATCCCTCCAATAAGAATACATTATAAAAACTTTATTGAAAATTTAGAAAAAAGTCAAAGAAAAAAATGATAATGTTACAGTTTTAGAAAAGCCTTTATGTCAATTTAGTAAAACAAGTATGGGAGAAATTAGTCAATGGGAAAAACAATATGATTTGGTTTATTTTCCTCATAAGAATAATTTTCAATTACCTCAGTTTCTTTATAGTAAATTACGAATCAAATATTATATGCAGATGGTTTTTCCATGGCTCTTTCAAATAGATGAGCAAGGATGGGGACCAACTTCTGCTGCTTATCCAATTATGGCTAGTCCTAAAACAGTTAGAAATGCTGAGTTTATTAATCTATTAAGAGATAAACAAAAACAAGGTAAGTCAAAGTTTGATCAGCCTTCAACTTCTGAATGGAATGAAAAAGATTATGTACTCTTTATTTGTCAGATTCCACATGATGAATCAATAAAGTTTCATGGTAATGGTGTATCAGTTATAGAAGCCCTATCACATACAGTTAATTGGTGTCTAGTTAATAATAAAAAATTAATCATTAAAGGACATCCGGTTAATCCTGGATCAATGCAAGAAATGAAAAATACTTTTCCTGAAAGTGATTTTACTTGGAAAGATTCAATGAATATAAACGACTTGTTAAAGAATAGCAGGATAGTTGTGACTGTTAACAGTGGTGTCGGTATGGAAGCATTGTTGTATAATAAACCAGTAGTAATATTTGGAAAAGCTGATTATGATAGAATTGTTTACAGGGCTACAAGATCTGATTTTCATATAGTTATGGATAATGTATGGTCAAGACCTGAACTTGAAACTTTCCATTATACAACAAATACTAATGAAAATTTCTTATCTGAATATTATTCTAAAATGGTAGATACTTCAAAATATGAATCAGTAAAAAATTATGTGGACTAATTTAATTAATTATAAAAATGGAAAGAAAAAAAGATTCCATGATGCAATGGAGTTTTTTGCTATAGAATTATTTGAAAAGAAAGTACCAGACAACTTACAAATAGTTGTTAGATTTCAAGAATTAGATAACTATGGAGATTCATGTATTTTAGATTATGAAGATGAATTTATAATACGAATTAACAAAAACCATGATGAAGTAACACAACTTAGAACATTAGCACATGAAATGGTACATGTTAAACAATACTGGAAAAATGAATTAAGAGATGCTGGAGGCAATTATGTTATTTGGCATGGTTGTAAACTTAATGGTGAAAATTATGAAATGGATCTTCCACCATGGGAAGTAGAAGCATACGAATACGAAGATAGATTAATAGAAAAACTTGGAGAAACAAATGGCTGAAACAATGAAACTTGATGCTGAAAAAAATGAAGGATTTAGTGTAGCAGGAGACAAATCGATTAGTGATGATGAGTTATCAAAAAATGCTAATGGTGGAACAGAGATGATGAAAAGAGGTCTTTATGAAAGACTTGATGATGACATTAAAGATGAAGTTCAAATAATCTGTTCTCGTGTAAGAAATGTTGATACACATAGACCAGTAATATTATGGAACCACGATTTGTTTGGTGATCCAGAAGTACAACATTTAAAAGATGAAGAAAAGAAAAAGAGATTTGATAAACAAGTGTTCGTGTCTAATTGGCAGTTCTATGGTTTTCATCTTGCTTTAGGTGTTTCTTATGATGAATCTATTGTACTTAAAAATGCAATTGTTCCTATTGAGAAGCATCAAAAGCCTGATGATAAAATTAATTTTATATATCACACAACACCTCATAGAGGATTAGAATTACTTGTACCATGTTTTGAAGCATTAGCACAAACACATAAGAATATCCATTTAGATGTCTATTCTAGTTTTGATGCATATGGTTGGGGACAAAGAGATGAACCATATAAGCCATTATTTAAAAAGATTGAAGATCATCCACAAATGACTTATCATGGCTATCAACCTAATGAAGTAGTTAGAGAAGCACTGAAGAAAGCACACATATTTGCTTATCCTAATATATGGCAAGAGACTTCTTGCATAGCAGCTATGGAAGCAATGAGTGCAGGATGTTTAATCATTGCACCAGAGTATTCTGCTTTACCAGAAACATTAGCCAACTTTGGTTTTACATATCAATGGGTAACGGATAATAATCTACACGCAAGAACATTTGTAAATGTAGTAGATAATGTTTTGTCAGGTATGGAGAATCACAAACAGTTTCTAGAAAATAGATTAATGTTTCAAAAAATGTATGCTGATGAACATTATTCTTGGGATAGTAGATTACCACAATGGGATGCACTAATCAGATCATTAATCACAAAAAAGAAGACAAGTTGACTATATACTAATATTCGTTTATAATATTATAGAATAACTGGAATTGTAATATGTTTTTGATTGATTTTAACCAAGTAGTGATTAGCAACTTTATGCAACAAGTTGGTAATCATACTGAAGTCCTGGAAGAAGGATTATTGAGACATATGGTACTTAATACTATAAGATCTCATAGATCTAAATTTGTGGATGAATATGGTGAACCTATAATCTGTAGCGATAGTAAAAAATATTGGAGAAGAGATATTTTTCCTTACTACAAAGCTAACAGAAAAAAAGATAGACAGAAATCTAATGTAGACTGGTATTCACTCTTTAACATTTTAACTTTAGTAAGAACAGAATTGAAAGAACATTTTCCTTACAAAGTGTTGAATGTTGATGGAGCAGAAGCTGATGACATTATTGCTACTTTAGTACATAGATATAGTCATAAAGAAGAAAAAGTTTTGATTCTTTCTAGCGATAAAGATTTTATGCAATTACAAAAGTTTGAGAATGTAAAACAATATAGTCCAATACATAAAAAGTTTTTAAAGACTGATTGTCCAAAAGATTTTTTGACTGAACATATAATAAAAGGTGATAGAGGTGATGGTATTCCTAATGTAAGATCTCCTGATTCAACTTTTGTTTCTATCAAAGACAAAAACCAATCAATAAAAGATTGATTGTACAATTAACTAAAAATGGTTTAGATTGTCCTGACGATCAATCAGAAGAAATTAAAAGAAACTGGGATAGAAATAAAACACTTATCGATCTAAGTAAAGTTCCTGACATTCTTCAAAATAAAATTGTAAACGAATATCAGAATTATGAAATGAATGATAGAAATGGGTTATTGAATTATTTTATTCATAATAAACTTAACAATTTAACTGAACATATAGGTGAATTCTAATGAATCTAAGTACTTACGAACAACTCGAAGAAGTTGATAAACTTAAGGGTGAAGCTAAAAAGAATAAATTTTTAACTTACTTCAATGAAAACAAAGCTATCAGTTGGATAATTGAGATCCTTCATAGAAAAGATTTAAAATGTATCCTACCCGAAGGTGCTCCTCCATTCAAAGTATCAACTCCAGAACAAGATTTACAAGCAGTGTTAAAAAAAGATGCAAGAAAGTTAATTTATTTTTATAACACTCCAGCTGGACAGAATTTAAAGTCTCTCAAAAGAGAACAAATGTTTATTGAATTTTTAGAATCATTAGATCCAAATGATCAAAAGTTAATGTTACAGGTAAAAGAAAAAAAATTACCTTTCAAGTCTATCAATAAAAACTTTCTAAGTAAAGTGATTCCTAATGAATTTAAGAAGTGGTAAATGTTTACTGTTATTGAATCTAATAAATCTAAAAATGCATTGATAATAGGAAATGGTGCATCTAGAAAAAATATTAATTTAAACTTAAATGACTATAGTACAATATTTGCATGTAATGCTTATTATAGGGATAATCCTAATAGCTCGTTTGATTATTTGGTTTCTATTGATGAAAAGATTTCAAAAGAGATCAGAGATAGTGATGTCCCACATAAAAAATAATTCAACCGCCTTTTGAAGAACAATTTGAACATCCTGAATATTGTAAACTAACTAATACAAGATTTAGATCTAATGCAGGAATGAATTGTATAGCAGAAGCTATAAAAAAGACATTCAAAAAGATATATATTGTAGGCTTTGATTTTTTGATCAATGGTGATTTAGCTCTTAGTAACTTATATGATGGATCAGATTGTTATGGACCTGACACAAGAGCAAATGCTAATGATAATTTGAATAGAGTAAAATATTTTATTTGGTTTGTACAGACCCATGTTTATGTTGATTTTGTTATTTGTTATCCAAGAATAAAAGATTTAGAAATCTTTACAATTCCAGGAGATAATGTATCTGGCATTTATTTAGATGAACTGGAGAATAAACTAAAGGAATGAAAGATGGATATTAATGCTGAAACAATAAAACTAGCAGCACTACTAGGGCCTTGGGCTCTTATCTTATTTTCAATAATTGTAACTTTATGGATAAAAGATTTTGCTACAGGTTTAGCTAAAGGAATCAAGTTTCAAATGAATCCTGCTTTTAGAGAAGGAGATAAAGTTATACTTGATGGACGTGATGCAATTATTGTTAAAATAGGAATTAGTGAAACTGTTTTTGGAACTTATTCAGATAGAGGATATACTTGGAGGTTTGTTCCAAATGAAAAGATATCTACACTTAAGCTGGAAAAAATAATTAATTCAGATCTTCATATGGATACAGATTCTGAAAAAGGAAGAAGAATACAGAAGTTGATTGACAAGGCTCAAGATAGTAAAATAAACAATAATACAAATAATATAGAAGCTAATAGAGAGGCTATCGAAAAATTAAAAGATACCCAAATAGGTAAGTTTTAAAACATTGAAAAAAATAAATAACATTATGGAGGGTGAATGCCAACATATACATTAAAAGATTCTGATACTGGTGATGTTTTCGACATACTC